TTTTACAGCACGGTCAGCCTTGCCGATGCGAAAAAGAAAGCCGAGGAATTCCGTGTGGCATCCGAGGTATCCGCGCGGACCGGCGAGGCATTCGTCCGGAAAAGCTACAACTTCGCCCAGTGGGCGCGCAAGTGGCTCAAGACCTACAAGCAGCCGTTTGTCAGCCCCAACACGCTCCAGACCTATGAGGAGATCGTGCGGCTGTATCTGGAGCCGTACTTCGGCAGTGTCGATCTGACCGATGTGCGGCCGGTCGATGTGCAGACGTTCGCCGCCATGCACAAGGGTCTGTCCGCATCGCATCTGAAGAAGATCCGTCTGTGCCTGGTGGACATCTTTGAAACGGCGATCGAGAACGACCTGTGCTACAAGAATCCGGCAAAGCGCGTGCAGTTCAGCAGCTCGGCGCACAAGCGCGTCAAGCGTGTGCTGACCGAAAAGCAGATCGCCATTGTGCGCGAGGAAGCACTCGAGGCGTTTCCTGCCGCTGCGCTCCTGCTCGATACCGGTATGCGCCGCGGCGAGCTGCTGGGCACCATGTGGACGGACTTCGTGCTCGAGCCGGGTAACGGCTCACTGCACATTCAGCGCACTGTCGTTTCCGAGGTCGGCGTGCTCAAGCTGGCCGCGCCGAAGAAGAACAGCTTCCGCACCATTCCGATCTCGGACGAGTGCATCGCCCTGGTGCGGTCGCTGCCGCATGACAGCCTGTACCTGTTTCCCTCGCAGACCGGTGGCCTGCAGGATACTGACCACTTTTCTCAGCGGCTCAAGAAGTTTATGACCGGCGTGCACGAGCGTCACCCGGACATTCCGGTGCTCACCTCGCACGAGATGCGCCACACCTACGGTACCAGCCTGCGCCGGAACGGCGTGGACATCTACACGATTCAGAAGATCCTCGGCCACAAGGACATTCAGGTCACCGCTGAGATCTACGTCCACAACGAACTGGAGGAACTCCGTGCAGCCGTATTCCATAAAACGCGCGGCAACGACCGTAAGGAAACCATGTCGTAAACGTTCCCCGTGTCGTCAGAATGTCGTCAGAAAAATCTAAGTGCATAAAAAAATACCACCGAACAGTAGTTTCGGTGGTATTTTGCTGTTTTAGCGCTTAGAGAACTGCGGTGCGCGACGTGCAGCCTTCAGACCGTACTTCTCCGCAAGGCACTAAACTACGGGGTATTCAATTCCCACAAAAAGCGACACAAATCGCACATTAAACGCACGCTTTCGCGTTTTTGAAACGCACGCAAGTTCCAAAATCGTGTATTTTGGAAAGTTGACTTTTGCACTTTCTCGTACCTTTTTATGCCCTCGTGTCGTCAATTTGTCGTCAGATTCCCGGCACAGTCGAGTTACTTCTCCATCGCCTCGGCCAGCTTGCGGATCAGCTGTTCGCCGTACTGGTACCGCAGCAGATACTCGATGGTCTGCTCCTCCAGACCCGCAGCCTCCTGCACGGTGTCGATGGCATCCTGCACCTCGGCGGTGCCGTCCGGAACGAACGTGCGGCACTGCGGCGCGGTAATCGACGGTACTTTGCGGACCGCATCAAAGTCGATCGTAAAGCCTGCCTGCTGGAGCGATCTCATCTTGATATAGTTGGTTGCATTCTTGCAGATGCACTCACACTCGTAGGTCTTGCCGTTGAGCAGGACCTTTTTCTTTTCTACCACTTCGTCGTCCTCCTTCTTCGGTTCGGGTTCAACCGGCGCTGTCAGCCGCGCCTTAAACTTGCGCCACAGACTTTCGTCGCGTACCCACGGCTCGGGGCACAGCTTGCCGGTGACATCATAGTGCCGCACGACGTGATCTACGTCAATGCCGTACTTCGCCATGAGATACTTGACCAACTCGACGGCACGGTCTACCGTCTGCGGCGTGATGGTGTACTTGCCACCTACGATGTCACTGCACATTTCCACACCCAACGAATTACGGTTCATACAAATGCCGCGTAACGGGTGATGCGAGCTCTCGAGAGCGCCGCCGCAGTGCCATGCTGCATCTCTATCACGCACGGACTGCGTAACGCTGTCCTCATCGACAAAATAGTGTGCACTTGCCCGTCGGCCTGCGCCCTGAAAATAGTGCGCGTTGCCCTCGTCGGTATCGCCGTCGTTGGCGGTATAGTGCATGACGATGTACTTGATCGAATTGCCGCCGCGGCCGGAGTAGTAGTTGCTCGAATCAGCCGGCACAAACGGAATGTTCATCAATCGTTCTCCTCCCCTAATTTATCCACTGCGTCCTTTGCTGCGGACAACATCTTCTTGAGCCACTGCGGCACGGGTGCGCCCAGGTTAACTGCGTTTTCGACGATCGAGCCCAACTCCGTGAGCGTGTACCACACGACCACCAACGGGCACAGCAGTGTCGTATACTCAAACGGCAACACGACGCCCGGCAGGTGCCCGAGCATGGCGCCGATGAGCAGATCAGCCGCACCGGCCACCATTACTACAATAACTGAGCCAATCTTGTGAAAGATGCCGTCTCGTGCCGACTTGCTCGACCACTCGCCGCGGTGCATTGCTGCTGCGGTGCCGGTGAGATAATCCACCGCCATGCAGCCCACAAACAGCACTACAAGCCAGCCGAACCAGCCCCAGAGTGAGGTCAGCAGCGCGACAACTGCCGTCACGGCCAGCTTAAAATCGTTTACTTTATCCATGGTTTTACCTACTTTCTTACGCGATAATGCGATTATATTCGTACTGTACGCGGATTGGATTGATCTCCGCATAGATGAGCGTCGTTTTCGGGTCAGTATGCCCGAGCAAATGCTGAATAACTGTCAAGTCCATGCCGGCCGACAGCGCATGCGACGCGAAGGTGTGCCTCATGAGATGCGGATAGAGTGGGCGCTCCGTGCAGCCGTTTACGCGGTTTCTGCGTCCTTCGTACCGCCGAACTCCGCAGGCACAAGCTCCGGCAGACCGCTGTCGAGCAGGATCTCCGCCACCTTGGCCTTGAGTGCCTTGGGCACCGCATCGAACTCCGTCTTGCCGAGGATTACACGCTGTGCAAAAAACATTGCCATCATAATTACCAACCTTTCTAATGAATGTAGAATATTAAACTTCATCGTTGTAGACCTGAACGGCCATTTCAGCGATGCAGTCCTCGATAAAGTCGCTGCGTTCGGTCGCGGCGCTGACCTGCGCCTTGAGCAGCTTGTTCTCCTTCTCGCTCTCGACCAGCTTGGCGGAGATCGTGTCCAGCGCGGCCGCTGTGCCGTCCACCGCACGGGTGTACACGGCGGTGACACTCGTCGGATCGGCGGCTGCGACCGTGGCCGTCTTGAGCGCGTATCCTGCCAGCACCTCCACCGTATCACCGGCATCGGTCTTGACCGTGAGCACGGCAGCATCCAGAGCCAGCACGGCCTCGACCGACGTTTCTGCAAACGGGATCGTTAGGCTGTCGCCCTGGCACTGATAGTCCAGAGCCTTGATTCCGTTGATTTTCATGTGTGCTCCTTTCCGCGGCTTAGTTTGCCGCAACGTATTTATTGTACTGATGCTTTATTGTTTCGTCCGACATCTCCGCATAGATCTGCGTCGTCGATACGTCCTCATGCCCCAGCAATTTCTGAATAACAGTGACGTCCATGCCGCCGTTGAGCGCGTGCGTCGCAAAGGTATGGCGGAGCAGGTGCGGGTGGACGTGCTTTTCCAGTCCTGCCCTCTCGCTGATCGCGCGGATAATACGCTGTATCGCCCGAGGTTTCAGCGGCTCGTACGGCGATTTGCTGCTCACAAACAAGCCGGTGCCGCCCTTGCGGGATACCATATACTCCTGCACCATAAGCCTTGCGCGAACCGAGAAATACACCGGTCGCTCCTTGTCCCCCTTGCCAACTACCCGCACCGTACGTCCAACAAGGTCAAGATCGGACACGTTAAGCTGTGCGACCTCACTCAATCGGCAGCCACTCGACACGAGAAATTCAACCAGCGCCTTTTCGCGGTAGCCCTGGCAGGCATCGCGCAGGCGTTCCAGTTCTTCCACCGTCAGCGCCTGGCGGGCACCCTTCTTGTCCAATTTTAAGGACTTTATCTTTGACATGGGATTCTTCTTGATTTTCTCTTCGATATGCAGCCACCCGAAAAACGCCCGCAGTGTGTTGATGTGCGTTTGCAGCGACGTGTCTTTCAGGTGACGCGTTTCATCGAGGTACGAAATGTAGCCGCGAATGTCGTCGGTCGTTACCTTGGCAGCGCTCTTGTTCACCCTGGCGGCAAACATTTCGAGGTTGCAGCGGTAATTCCCCAGGGTCTTGTCGGACAAGCCGTCAATGCGCTTTGCGCCCAGATAATACTTGATTCTCCGGTTCAAATCGCTGCGCTGCTCGTCCGATTCTTTCGTGATAGAATAGTCCTTTAAGATCGCGGCGAGCGCTTCGGCGGTCACAGGCATACCTCCGGAAAAAGTTTCGGAAAGCCGCTTCGCGAGTTCTGTTTTTGCGTTCATAACGTGTTTCCCCTTTCGGATTTGGTGTATCTTCCATTATACACGAAACCCGAAAATAAGGGCGTTTTTGTGCGCATTAGACCGCTATGACGGCCGTAATTAACAGTAAAGCAGCCCGAACGGCTCTTGTAAGTTCCAGTGTCGCAAGAAAAGCACTCAAAGCATCCTCTCTGGCCGTTGAAATGTCCCTTGTTTCCTCTGACGGGCAGTATTGGAATAGCATCGGAACAAAAACGATGCGCGGTTTGATTCTCTACACAAAGGCCGGTAACACCGATAATGCTTTCACGATCACAAAGGTTGACAGCACCACACTTGCCTCTAATAATAACGCAAGAAACGCCGCAACCAGCGGAAGTACAGGATATAAGGATTGGTTGGAAGCCTTCCCGAATAGCTCGTGGGTCCTGTCCAATATTACCTTTTACGCCTATTACCGGACCACAAAAATCAAGTATATTCCATGCTAAAACCAGTGCTTCGGTAATACGCATTAACATTCTAATGCGCACGCAACCGCGGTGATAACGCCGTATTCACCGACTTTCTCGGTTGTTTTGCAGTATCCAGACGTAACATTCAGCTTAAACCGGCCCATAAGCGCCTATATAAAGCTGCGTGATACGTCTTAGAATGTTAATGCGTAGCAAAATACTACTTGGCAAAGGCGAAAATACCGCAGCAGTAAGCGTCGCCGTTCTCGGTAAATGTGCAGCCGCCAATGCAGATATATTTAGCTTGTACGCCGCCAGTAGTGTAGTCGTCGGTGCTTTGACCGCCACCGGCTCTCGTGCTGATACTGCCTGCCGTAGTTTTCGTCTGAAGATGTGCAACGGTACCGGTAACGGAATTTCCGTTGCTCCATGCACCGATTTTCTTGCACAAGAATACAGATTCATTTGCGGTCGCGGTAGTATCGGTATTGCCGCCGGAAATAGCGCGTTTAGCTCCAGAATCAATATTGTCGAACTTCTGGCTGAAATAAGTGCTGTTTCCAACGGTAGAAAGCAATTTATCGTAATTACTCTGTAAATACGAACTTCCGGCAAGTTGAGTGCGTGCTGTACTGTTCTTCAGTGCCGCATTGAACGCCAATGCAGACGAGCATACCGCCGTCATAGCGGTCGAAGACGATGCAATCGCGTTCATGTCCGCATAGCCGCTCGGATTCAGTCCGGCCAGCTCTGCTACGGTCTTACCCATTACAGCGCTGCTTGCATTGCTAAAGATTGCCCACGCAGAGGCATTGTTCTGTACGACCTGCAATGCGGTGCTGCTTCGGAAGATTGCCGCCATAGCGGTCTGGGACGACACTACCGCGTTGAGCGCTGTGGCGTTATTGATCACAGCCGTCATAGCGGTCGAGGACGAAGCAATGGCTGTCATGTCGGCATAGTCAGCAGGGTTCAAGCCCGCCGCGCCGGCAGCATACTTAGCAGTAGCCATGCTCGACGCAGCGATTGCATTGAGTGCTGTCTGCGATTTCTGGATAGCCGTCATAGCGGTCTGGGACGAAGCCACAGCCGTCATAGCGGTCTGAGATGCCGCTACCGCCGCCATAGCGGTCTGGGACGAAGCCACAGCCGCCATAGCGGTCTGGGACGATGCAATAGCCGTCATAGCGGTCGAAGATGCAGCGACGGCGGACATATCCGCATACGCCGAGCAGGACAGTCCGGCGATGGTGGCAACCATCTTACCGACCGCGACACCGCTGCCGGACACAGCGCGACTTTTCAGCGGATCGTTCATAATTTCGTTGCAGCGGCTTGCGTCGCTCAGCAGATCGTCCCACGAACTGAACTCATAGAACTGTCCCATCCATGTGTAGACGGCATCGTTCGCCACGTCGCTGGCCAGCAGCATGGAGCGCAGCGTTTCACTGTTGCGGTCTTCCTTGCCTACCGGCGTACCCAGCACGACGGACACACCGCCGAGATTGTTCGCAAACTCTTTCGCGTGGGTTGGATTTTCGAGCAGCGTTTCCATCTTGTGTACGCCCTTGCGGTAGTTGCCTTTCAGGGCATTGCAATAGTTGATAAAGTCAAGCTGATTCACGCCTAACATTTTACCGTTCACCTCCGTATTCAATAGCCATGTAGCGGATTTTCACCGCTGTGGCTGTGGTTGTACTTCCGTTGACGAGCGTGTTCGCGCTATGCGACGGCGTCGATCCGGACGAGCCGCCGGTGTAGTAGCTTCCGGTGGAAAGCGTCCGCAGACAGTACAGAAACCCGTCCGCCGTGATGCTTTTCACCTGCACGATGCCATCGAAGTCCTCTGCCTGGCAGACGACCTGCGGTGCGGCGTCGAACGCCTCCCTAAACTTGAACGTGTTCCAGCCTGCCCCGGCGTTCGTGATGGTGCCGACCTCAAAGGCGGTGTCCTCCAGTTCACCAACGTCACCGGAGCCGCCGCCACTTACAGCGAGTGCAGCAAGCATTTCAAAAGCATCTTTTGGTTCCGCTGTATCCGTATTCAGACCAAGCGCAACACACACTGCATCCGGCAGTACATTTCCCTTACTATAAACACTGCCATCCTGACTGGCATTATCTGCATAAGAGAGCACGCCCTCGATGGCCTGCCCATCGTCCATCGTAATTCTGATACGATTTGCCTTACCCAGTTCTGGTAATCTATCACGCATTAAACACACCTCCTGCCTGCATAAACAAAGTATTGGCCTGTCGGATACTCGCTGCTTTCACAAGTTCCTGCAGCCAGATTTCGATACGCCCGAGATCCCACTCCAACACATTCGCCTGGTCAAAATTCATCGTACCGTTGTACACAATTTCACGCCAGTCCGGCAGAGCGAAGAAACAGTTTTGCAGTGCCTCTACGTTGCGGCGGATTCGGTCAATATCGTTCCGCGTTGGGAAATCAGCTTTTGTCCACGGAGTGTGCCGCAAAAAAACGGCTGCTGAATAACCCTGTGCTTCCAGAAAATCCGTTAGATAGGCAAGCCAGTCATTGATTCGGTTCAGGTCAGAGGCATTCCACGCGCCTTTCATCCTGCCGCCGAGCCATTCCGCGCGTTCTGCATCGGTCGCTGAACCTGCACGCACCTTGCGCATCAGCTCATTTACGCGGGCAACATCCGCAGCGGTTCGATCATAAATCAGTTTATCCGGCATTGTCCGTCACCTCCAACAAGTAGGATGGTACATTCTTCATTACGCCGTTCTCAATTTTGAACTGCTGCTTGAAGCGCCGTCCGGAAGCATTTTCATCAAATCCTGTCCACACGCTGTCAACGTCACCCAGCTCGCAGCGCATATCGCCGCGGCCATACACAGTGAACTGCGTGCGGCCGTACCACGAGAGAATATACTGCGCAGCAGCATCAGCCTGCGCCGTGGTGTGAATGAACGGATTGCTGATTGAGAGCGACTTATCCGCAGCAGCCAGTGTGCCATTTACGGTATACTCGGTATTGTCTTCATCAGCCAATCGGAACTTGATCTGTGCAATGCTGTCCTCCGGCTGGTTTTTCGGATAGCTGTTCATGTTATCTGCACCGATTGTCACACCGTCCGTTCCCTCGGGCAGGAACACTCGCAGTTTACCGGTCACTGCATCGGCGCGGAATGCGGCCTGCGCCGCCATGCACAAATACCGCAGCAAGCTGCCGCAGTTCATGTCTTTCAGTTCATCTGCGCTGTTCACCGTGAGCGCGATCTGTCCAAGCGGCTCATCCACAGCCCAACAGTTTGTGAAATTCTCGCCGAGCAGCGCCACCATCGACGCAATCCAACCAGACAGTGTTGTCGGCAGCGTTGTCGGAACATTATAGTCACGGTCAGCCAACAGACCGATAATATCTACCAGCTTGAACTCTATCGTCAGACCGTAAGCGTCGGTTTCCCAGCCTCCGGACTGCTGATAATACACGCCCAACGGCAGATACTCCGCGCCGCTCGCAGTTTCCACACCCATGGACACCTGGATTCCCTGCCGTTCCTCGATGGACTGAAACAGACCGGAACGGTTGTACGGATTGAAGCGCTTCTTCTTGTTGTGAACCTGCAAGCTGCAAGTGCCGTAGGGCGTTTTCATGCAGTTAAAGGCAATCTCCTGCATAACGTCGATAGAGTACAACGTATCCGCATCCCAGCTTTCATATATGCCCGGTACGATCTCAACCATACGGACAAACCGGTGCGGCAGGCTCCATTTTGCAAAGGTCACGCGGATTGCAGTAACATCATGCACGGTAAAACCCTCGAAGTAAACGCTGGCATCTGTGTTACCGGTAACCGTTTCCCGATAACCGACGGTATCGCCGCTCATGACCTCGATCGTAAAGTCCGTACCGAGGCCGTCACATTCGTTTTGCGAAAAATATACCGAGCACGCCTGCATGATGCCGAGGTTATGCACATTCAGCTGCACCCACGGTCTCACGGCGAAAGTCTTGTCGTCCTGACTAAGCACGGCACCGACAAAGCCGTTTTCACCTGTGATATTCGGCATACCCGGATGCAGCGCACGAGAGCCATCCAGCGTCCAGCGTTCGCTTTCCAGACTGGCGTACAGCGTGGGCGTGTCGAACACCTTGTTGCACAGCTCTTGTGATACAGATACCCACGACTGTCCCGAACTTGTAACCGGATCATAAACCAGATCAGGGTCGGTGATGTCGATGAGCGCACGCGGCAGTATACGCCGATAACCGGCTGTGATGGCCTGCGCATACGCATTACTTACCTGCTGCATCAGCTTCCCTCCACTTCTTCCAGTGTAAATGCGATGTTATTCCACAGTCCTACACCGTCCCGTGAAAACGCAAACTGCGGTGTAGGCTGCTTAGTGCAGCGAAACGAGGCGCTCTGCATACTGTCCGAAAGCGGATCGAGGAACTGCACCGAGAGGTCGCTGCGCGAACGCAGCGCCGTCAGCAGGCGGCGCATGAGGTCGTTTCCCATGTAGTCATAGGAATACTCGATCACGTGCACGCTTGACCTTACCTCGGTCACAAGCCGACCGGAGATCATGCGGATGCTCTCGCCCAGTTCCTGCTCATAACACTTGTACTTGCCGTTTTTGGTTTCCGGCAGGTCAATGCCGTTGATACTTAATTGTGTCATCAGAAATCACGCTCCACTTCCGGAGATTGTTTTGCAGCGGCTCGTATACTCGGCAGCAGCCAGCGGGCGATCTCCATGCCCTCTCCTGTCTGCAGGATGATGGTTGCCGGTCCGTCCTGCTGCGGCACCGCTGCACCGGCAGTCAGTGTGCCGATAGCGTTTACAAGAGCAGCGGTCTGCTGTTCTGCAAGCTGCCGAGCCTGCGGCAGCGTAAAGCCGGACGGTGTGTTCGCATCCATATACGCCTGCGTTTCCGATGCGGTCAGCACGCGCTCGCCCTTGTGCAGTTCGGCAATATAGCCGTCAAACGGCACATAATCCAGACCGGCAGCATGAGAGCCGTTTTTCTTAGACGAGGATTTAGAAGAAGAACCGCTGAAGCTGAGTGCGGCATCAATGGTCGCTCTGACCTCGCTGGCGATGCGCCGTGCCTGTGCCATGATCGCACTCTCCTGCGACTTCATGCCATCCATCAGGTACTGTGCAAAGTCCTTACCACTGCCATAGCCGATATTGTTCAGTTCCTCAAGGCCCTGCGTAAGCGTATCACCGTAAGCCTCGCTAAGCGCCTGAAACTCGGACTGATAGAATTTCTGAGCAATTTCCAGTGCACGCTGCTGTTTGGTTTCCCACGCAGTAACATAATCCTCAAACTTGTCATCGCTCATCGCCAGCAGCTTCTCGCCGTAGCCGATGGCATCGTCTATATTCATGGAAGCGATCTCGTCGAGCAAATCATCCGAAATGCCGCGCTCGTCCCGCAAACGGGTCAGAACTTCTTCATAACGGTTGAGCGCATCGATCTGTTTATTCAGATCCTCAACCTGATACCGCCCGTCCTTCTCTTGGAACAGGTCACCGTAATCCGATAGGCGTTTGACCATGCTTTCCTGCTTCTTTGCCGCTTCGTCCCAGGCATCCTCAATTTCATCAAGCGCATTCTGCGTCTGCTTGGCGAAATTCTCTGCGGTCTTGGTCGTGCTCTCGATGGAATCCACATAGTAGTCCATGTAGTCGTCGATAAGCTCTTTTGCCTCGTCATTATCCTTGAACTGCTCGGTGAGCAGCTTTTTCGCCTGCTCTGCCTGTTTTTTCAGTTCGGTTTCCTGCGACTTGAAACCGTCGATCAGCGCATCGATCTGCGCCTCACCGGCAGTGAACATTGTCTTGTTGCTGCCGGTAAAGGTTTCACGCATCTGCTGCGCGACCTTGCGCGCCTGCAAGGTGACCATCGCACTCTTGGCCGCCAGACCGAGGATCAGGCCTTGTACCGTATCCTGACCGGCACGGTACATCGCACGGGACGGTGAATGCTGATCCATCCCGGCCTTGTATGCTGCCATGTAAGCCGCCGCAGCGCGGCTGCCTGCCGCCGAGGCTTCTCTTACCTTGGAATTCAAGCCGTTAATAAGGCCCTGCGCAGAATCCGAACCGGCTCTGTACATCTCGTCGCGCTTATTAGCGGCCTGTACTGCCTTGTTCATTGCAGCCTGTACCTCGGTATCGGCGCCCGCCATGGCATCTGCCATGGCATCCTTACCGGCGGACACTTCGCCCATCGACTTGACGATCTGTGCGATCTCCGCGTCTGTCGCACCGGCAAGACCGGCCAGAATAGCAGCGCTTTCGGTCGATCCGTCAGCCAGTGCAGCCGCCAGCTGCTCGATGCCCTCGATATTGCGGTTCTGCAGGCTCTGCATATTGGCCGCATAGTTCTGCATATAAGTGACTTGACTTTGCAGAGCGGCCTGTACGGTCGATGCGGAAGTTTTGGTCGTGTTGTCCATCTTCTCCCACTGACCGATCTGACTCTCAATGCTTTCGACCGCCTTGGCTGCCGTTTCGTTGTAAAGCTGCACATAGGCGTCGTATGCCTGCTCGGCCGAGGTCGCAGCCTTTTGCAGCTCCTCCGGCAGTTCGGCAGTTGCCTCCGCGAGCTCCGGAGAGGCTTCTGCGTTCTGCTCCATAGCCTCGGTCAGCCGGTCAAGCTCGTCCGACAGTTCGCCGCTGGCTTCGGCGCCCTCATCAACGGCATCGTTCACCGTCTGCTGCTGATCGCGCAGCTCGGCGGCAGCTTCGGCATTGGCGTTGATAGCCTCGTTGTTGCTGTACAATTCGCTTTCCAGTTCGGCACGGCGTGCGAGGTCATCATCGCCGAGGGCCGCCAGTTCGTCATAAATCTCAGCGTTCCGCTCATTCAGAGAGTTGTTCTCCTCGGTCAGCGCGTTTTCCTGCTCTCGCAGGTCATTGAGCGCCGCACGATTGGTCGCCAGTTCCACCTCAACATCAGCCTGCTGCTGTAGCAGCTCAGTCTTGCGCTCATCAAATGCAGTGTCGATGGCAGCCTGTTTCTGGGCTTCGATGTTCTCGAGCAGTTTTTCCGTGTTCTCGCTCAAAGAACCGGTATTCTCGTCAATAGTGAGATTGAGGTCCGGATACAGTGCGTTCAGCTTGCCGACCAGCACGCTCATTTCCGCCTGACTTTCGCTTGTCGCGTTGCCCTGCTCCTGCAATTCCCGCAGACGGGCAACGTAACCGGAGGCGGTTTCGGCACTGGCCGCAGCCGTAGCAGCTGCATCTGCTGTGGCGGTCTGACTTTCCGCGACAGCATCCTTTGCACTGCGTGCCGCCTCGGTCATATCAGAGAACGATTCGGTATCATCATCGACCGTCAGCGCCAGCGTAGCAAACGCAGCGATGGCGGCAACTGCAGCTGTGCCGACCAGATACATCGGATTTGCGTCCAGAATGGCGTTGAATGCGGTCGTTGCGATCTCTGCCGCCTTGACGCCTACCGTATAGGCGGTCACGCTTGCCGTTACCACGCCCATCGCCACAGCCGCAGCGGTAAACGCCTGCACGAGCGCCGGATTCTGCTCGATGAACTGCGACGCCCAGACAAAGCCCTCGGTCCCTGCGTCCGCAAGATTGCCGAGTGCCGGTGTCAGCGCATCACCGATCGCCGCCTGCAAGCCGACAGCTGCGTTTTTGCACATCTCGATTCGGCTTTCGGTCGTTGCATAGCGTTTTCCGGCTTCTTCGCTGAGTGCGGTGTTCTCCGACCACGCCTGCGAGGACAGCGCGACCGCGCCGCTCAAGGTATCGCTTGCCAGTGCAAGGCTTTTGAGCATATTGCTCTGCCGCACGCCGGAAAGTCCCATCTCGTCCAGCACCAGCACAGCGCTTTCGCCCTTTTCGTCCAGTTGTCCCAGACCGGCGATAAACTTCTGGATTGCTGTAATCGGGCTAGTACTCCACAGCTTGGCAAACTCGGTTGCGGACACGCCGGCCACATCGGCAAACTGCTGCAGGCTGTCACCGCCCTTTGCGGCGGCGCTCTCGATGGCGGAAAGCGTCTGCGTCATTGCCGTGCCGCCTGCCTCGGCTTCAATACCGACCGAGCTCATCGCCGTGGCAAGCGCCATGATCTCGCTTTCGCTCAGTCCGGCAAGCGTACCTGCCGAGGCAAGCCGCGTAGACATCGCCACGATGTCAGCCTCTGTGGTGGCGAAGTTGTTGCCGAGCGCAACGACCGTCGAGCCGAGCCGTCCGTAGTCCTCGGAGGCGGTGCCGGTGATGTTGGCAAACTTAGCAAAGGCGCTTGCGGCTTCATCGGCGGTCAGATTGGTACTGTTGCCAAGGTCGATCATCGTTCGCGTAAACGACAGCACATCATCGGTCGCAATACCGAGCTGACCTGCCGATTCCGCAACGGCAGATATCTCGGTCGTAGTGGCCGGAATTTCCGTTGCCATCTGTCGGATGCCGTCCGAAATCGCGGAAAGCTGTGCGTCTGTGCCGTCAACCGTTTTGAACACACCAGTGATAGCGCTTTCAAACTCGACCGATGCCGCAACGCAGCTTTTCAGCCCCTCAGCAATCGTCCGCAGACCTCCGGCAACACCTGCCGCAGCCAAAGAAGATGCCAGCGTGTCAATGGCATTCGCTGTACCCTTGGTCTGGTTGCCAAACTCGTCAATACTGTGCGCGGTATCGCGGTAGCTGTGCTCCGCCTCGTCCAGATACTGCTTGTTGCGCTGCACTTCGGCGCTGAGGTCATTGAGGTCGCTCTCGGCATAGTTGAGCTGCCGCTGCCACTCGCTGACACCGCGTGCCGCAGCCTGTTCCTTTGCCTCGGAGGTTTCCAGCGCAGCGCTCAGTTCCGTTATCTCGTTCTGGAGCTTTTCCTGCTCCTCTGCCGTATCACCGGTGCTGTTTTTCAGCCGGTCAAGCTCCTGCTGTGCGGCGGTCAGTCTTGCGCGATATTCCTCCGTCGCGGAAGCGTGACTCTGCTGGGCGCTCTGGGCGTTCGCCAGTGCATGCTTCAGCGTTTCGACCTTGTTTTTCTGTGCCTCCAGTGCCTGACCGAACGCCTGATACTTGGCTTTCAGCGCATCTACGCTGTTCGCGTTTGTCTGATATCTGCTCTGCACCAGCGTCAGCTCGGAGCGCATGGTCTTTATTTCATTGTTGCAGTCGCGGATCGCCTGCTTGTAGGCGCTTTCGCCCTCGATGGCAAGCCGCGTGCTGATTTTTCGTGTTGCCATTGTTTTTCACTCCAAAAGCGTTGCTTTTCCCCTGCTTCTGTGCTATATTGAAAGCATGAAGGAGGGGTTTTCATGGGTGCTGTTTTTATCTATCTTCCGGTCGGTATCGCGGCTGTGATCGGCTTTGCCTGTGGTGTCGGTTACGTTATCCGTGAAAACCGCCGCAAAAAGCGCCGTCGTGCGCGTGACCTTGCTATTGCTGATCTGGCGCAGCAGCAGGGTATCACCCTGTATGAAGCCCGTAGGATCATAGAAAACGACTAAGCACCGTCCGTCATGGGCGGTGTTTTTATATGTCCTGCTTGGGCGGACGGTGCGCTCTGGCGTAGCTTTCCAACAGGTCGAACACCACGCCGACCGGCAGCAGCAGTGTTTCCTTCACGCCCAGACCGTTCACGGCTCCGATGCGGAGGTAGTCTGCTTTGACCGCTTTGCGGTTCTTTTTTTTTGCAGTTCAGCCAGTCCGAGGTCGGTTTCCTCCTCCGGTACATCGCGCTTGTAGCCGCGCATGAGTGCCTCTAGCACCGACTGACGCATAGCAATCACGTCATAGGGCATGACCGCAGCACGCAGTCGCTCCTCGTCCGGCGTTTCGCCCCTGTCGTAGCCCTCATATCGTCGAGCCAGCTCTCCCTGTTCCGCAAGCAGGCAGAACACGCGGCACAGATTGACAAAGCCCTCCGCGGTATTGTCCTGTACAATCTCGCCAAGCTGACGGTTCTCGAACATATCCTGCGCAGCAAACATCGCATAGCCGTTGAACAGCAGGTGATATTCCGTGCCGCACACGGTCGTTTTTACCTCATTCATATCATTTCCTCCGAAATGGAAAGGGACTGAACAGTCTCGTCAGTCCCTTTTTCGCATTTATCAGCCGCCGGCAACTGCCAGCTTTTCTTTCAGCCATGCAAGCGCATTCGCCTCGGCGCCGTCACCGGTAAACTCCTTGGTAATACGCCAGTCGCCGGTATTGCACGCGAACACGGTCAGCGTGGTCGGCGTAGTGCCAAAGGTAATGCTGTTGCCACGGGTTGCCGCATTGTCGTTGCCGAGTGCTGCGCGTACCTTGGGATAGAA